ACACATATCCTATTTATTTATTTAAATTTATAGGAATACATCCTCAAACTGATGCTACTGTATTTCAAATGAATGGCTCTACTGACACTGGTTCAAATTATAATGTAACAAAAACAACTACAGCTTTTTATGCAATACACAGAGAAAGTGAAACCACTCCAGTTCTTGAGTATGATACTGGATCAGATTTAGCTCAATCAACTGCATTTTCAAGAGTTGTATCTGCTGGAAATACTGGTAACGATAACGACCAATGTTGTGTTGGACAAATGTGGCTTTTTAATCCTAGTTCAACTACATTTGTTAAACATTTTATGGCAGTTGGAGATACTGTAGGAAATAGTGATTATGATATGCCAGGATATATAGCAGGATATTTTAATACTACTTCAGCTATTGATGCTATTCAATTTAAAATGAACTCAGGCAATATAGATTCTGGCACGATAAAAATGTATGGAGTAGTGTAATGGGAAGAGGACCAGTAGGAGAACCAGCAATAATTAGATATGCGAACAACAGTCTTGCATCTGTTACAGATGTTTCAAATACTGATGGTGCTATGATTTTGATTAAAACTTTAACAGCAAGTTCTAGTGGTACTTTATCTTTTGTGGATGGAGCTTCTGATGTTGTGTTAGATAACACATACCCTATTTATAAATTTGTATTTACTAATATTCATCCACAAACTGATAGCCAACATTTTAACGTAAACTTTAGAGATGGTGGTTCATCTTATGATGCAACAAAAACTACTACATATTTTGAAGCTGAACATCAAGAAGATGATGGAGGAACTGGATTAAATTATGTAACAGCTAGTGATGTTGCACAAGGAACAGGAGTTCAACAAGTTGCTCCTAATGTTGGATCAGATGCAGACCAATCTTGCTCTGGCGAACTTTGGCTTTTTAGTCCTTCATCAACTACTTTTGTTAAACACTTTATGATGAGAACAAGCACAGTAAGATCAGACAATATAGCTTTTGATACTTATGCTGCTGGTTATTGTAATGTAACAGCAGCTATTGATGGTGTTCAATTTTCTTTTGCTTCTGGAAATATTGATGCCGGCACGATCAAACTCTATGGTATAAAGGATTCATAATGGCACTTATAAAACTGAATAACCGTGGAGTTAGAAATGTCTCAACCTTTGGTTCTGTAGCAGGCGGGTCCATGGTATTTATTAAGAAGCTAACAGCTAGTTCTAGCGGTGACTTATCTTTTGTAGATGGGTCAAGTGATGTTGTTCTTGATGATACTTATAAAGAATATATGTTTACTTTTAAAGATATTCATCCAGAGAATAATGGAGTTTTTTTTACAGTAGGTTTTAGAGATGGAAGCACAGCTTATGATGCTACTAAAACTACCACATACTTTAGAGCATACCATGATGAAGCTGGTAGTGCTACAGCTTTAGAATATACTGCTGGAAGTGATATAGCTCAAGGCACAGGATTTCAATATCTTTCTGATGATTTAGGAAATGATAACGATCAATCTTGTTCTGGATATTTACATTTATTTAATCCATCTTCTACAACTTTTGTTAAACATTTTATTGCAAACTTAAATACTTATCATCAATCAGATTACTCAGTTAATTCTCGTGTTGCTGGTTATTGTAATGTAACAGCAGCTATTGATGCGGTGCAATTTAAGATGTCATCAGGCGATATAGATGCTGGGGATATCTGCCTTTACGGAATTAAATAATAATGATATATAAATTAAAAAAGGAGGAAAACTATGCCAAGATATCATAATATAAACGGTGTAAAAGTTCAGTTTACAGCTGAAGAAGAAACAGCTAGAGATGCTGAAGAAAAAGCATGGGCTGATGGCGCTTTAGGAAGAGCACAAGCTAATCT